AATAAAATTTTGATTTGAACCTATTGGTGTACCTAAATAAATTAAAGATTCTGTATTTACCCAAACTCCTTTGTTTACATTATCAGTAACAGAATTTTGTATTTCCCAATTATTGATTATAGTTGTTTGTTCGTTAGGCACATAAATAAAATTAGAATCGGCAGAATATACCAAATCATTAGATCCCAAATTATCAGAATATGCTATCGATTGTTTGATATATTTTTTTGTTGCATTATTCAAATTGGTTGTATTCTCATAATAAAAGAATTTTTTGCCAGAAATATAATTTCCATTGATCATACACCAAAATAATTCTTTCATTGGATGAAAATATTCCAAATTATATCTTTTTTCCAAACTGTTGACTTCTTCATAATTTATAAATTGTAATTGTTCTATCAAATATTCTTGACCTAATGTTGCAAATTTTTCTCTTTCTTTTCCATCTAAATGAATATAATCTATCATTATAAAACCTTCTTTTATTGATGCTTTATTTATATCATTTGATAAAAAATTATCATTTGCTATTATTAATTCATTTACTTTTCTAAATCTCATTTGTATCCTTACTTCATTATATTGCAATGCTGCTAAAGGAATTGCTAAACCACTATTTCGATTAAACCAAAAATGTAAAGGTACGGAAATAGTATATTCTGGTTTAATATTAGAATTAAATTCTGTCAATTCTGGAATATTGCCAATTAATTTGTTATAACAATCATCTAATTCAGTCCTTCTTGTTAATTCACTCCATATATTTAACCATATCCCGTAATGTTTATCAATTCTCCTTCCACCAATTATAATTTCTATATTTTCTATCATCGCATATCCTAATCTATTTACCCATGCAAATTTAGACAAATTTGACAAATTTATTTCATTAATTGTTATATTAATATATGCCTTCGTTATTAAATCACCATTTCTTGTTATTGTCACAATATTTGATTCTCCAAATTGTGGTTCTGTAAGTTTGTGTTCAATTGTTTCCATTGCATAATTAGTATGCCTGCGGTATACTAATTTAAAATATGTTATCTCTGGATTTCCTGTTAAATATATATTTTCAGTTCCAAATGTTATTTGCTCTAATAATCCACTTCCCATATTATATTATAAAAATTTTTAATATTATGTTATAATAATTTTATATTTTCAGTTCCAAATGTTATTTGCTCTAATAATCCACTTCCCATTTTATATTACAAAAATTTTCAATATTATATTATAATAATTTTATATCATAATAAATTTTTTTTTATAATTGATATGCTAAAGCTGCTAACCCGCTCATTATTCTTAGAATATTATATGAAAGTGAATATATCAATATTCTGTTTTCGTTATTGAAGAACCCGATATCGACATCTCCTGAAGTAAATGTATTATCTTCAAACCATAATATTAAATCAGTTTGATCTATTCTTGATAAATTTGATGTCCCAGATGGTTGATGTTTTTCAGGATTTAATGCAAAACTGTAAGAATTTATACCATCAACTGCAATATTAGTATGGTGTATTTCGGATACTACTTTATTAAAATATATTCCTTCTCTAACATCAAATCTGTCATGACCATTCAATTGTATCAATCCCTTTTGTATCGGATTTCCGCTTTTGTCGATTAATATTCCACAATTGTCCCATTGATATACTATTATATCTTCTGGTATTGATAAAGATCCTTGCGTGATATTAACAATATCAGGATCATTTCCTATTCCAGGAATAATAACTAAGTCAAATAAAGTTTGTGATCTTGTGTCTACACAACAATCTGTTGGTACTGATATATCTCTTATTCTTAAATATTCAAATATATCGTAAAATATATTATTTTCTAAATTTTCAATTATATCCCCAGAATTTAATGTCATTATCCCTTTTATTCTTGCAGTTATGCTCACATTATTTGATCCTAATAATGAATTTGAATTATAATAAACTATTACATCTGATGATTTATTATCTATTGTCCAATTATTTATCGTTAACGTCGTTTGTGGATTTATTTGTTGCCAATTTGAGCCAGGTGACACTGGTATTATTTCGTCCAATGAAAATATATGTGATTGTTTTAGAAGTGTTAATGTTGCATCTTTTGCAGAAATATTCCAATTAGATTCTCCGCTCAAATGCGTATATGCAATAAATTTGTGCCCATTTGTATAGTTACCATTTTTCATACACCAATATATTTCTTTTGTTGGGTGGTTAAAATCTAATCTGTATTTTAGATTCCCTTCTTTTACTAATTCTTCCCCATTATATTGTATTTGCTCTATTAAATATTCATGCCCATCTTTTGCAAATCTTCTTCTTTCTTCTGTATCTAAAAATATTACATCTGATAATATATAACTATCTATTATTGATATTTGATCTATATTATTTTTTATAAAATCATTATTTGCTATAATCACTTGATTACTTTTTCTGAATTGTATATTCATTACTACATCATGGTATTGTAATGCTATCAATGGTATCGATAGACCACTATTTCTATTAAACCAAAATTGTAATGGTATAAATAAATCATATTCTGGTTTTGTCAAATTATTATATTCTGTCAATATTTCGTCATCTCCTATCATTTTTAAATATCCTCTTACATTATTTATTGTCTCTCTTGTCAATTCCCACCATATATCTAACCATTCACCATATTGTGTATCTACTACAGTTCCTCCTATGACAATATTAATAGATTCTATTAATGCATGCCCTAATCTTCTTACCCATGAAAATTTTGCAGATATGTCTTGACTTTCTGTTGGATCAACAGATGCTATTTTTACATATAAATACATTCGGTGCAATAAATCGCCCTCTTTTGGAATAATTGCAGACCCTTTCTCCCCAAAATTAGGCACACCCCCAAAAGTATGTGTCAATAGTTGTGATGCATAATTAGTATATCTCCTATACACTATTTTAAAATATGTAATTTGAGGATTTTTTGTTAAATATATATCTTGTTCACCATATGCTATTAGTTGCATTAAACCTCCACCCATTTTAATGACTTTAGAGTTTATATTATGGCGTATTATAAATAATTATCAAAATATATTCCCTCATAACATTTATACATATATATTTCAATATATATCAAAAATTATGAATGGTGGCATAATACAACTTGCCAGTTTTGGATCACAGGATATGTTGATTGATCATCGTTATAATGTAAATTTTTATGATAAAATAAGATGCGAGCAATTATTGAAACTCATAAAAAATAATAATAATATTAACATAATCAGACAAAAATTAAATAAAAAATATATAAAACAGGTATTTACGTTCAACAATAATGATTTACCATTAATATATTTATATTCCAACAATAATTATGAATATGTGAAATTATTATTAGATCATAGAAAATATGATATTAATGATGATGATTTTTCATATATCGTTATAATGGCAAAAATTGATCATAAATTTATTGACAATAAATTGATTGATTATGTGCTGAATTCTAAAAAAATAAATGTACATGCAAATAATGTCGCTTTACGTGTCGCTAATAATAATAATAATTTTAAATTTATCAATAGAATGATGTGTAATAAAAGAATAAACAAATATACCGAACAAATAATATTAATATTATTATCCAAATATATATTTTATGGACACTTTAATTTACCATTCGAAATAATAGAAAATATTTGCACCTTATTATGTTTATCAATATTTACAACAAAATATTAAATATGCACCATGTTTTTCATTTTCTTTATCATGAATTGTATATTTTGTGTAACTCCCCTTATTTGAATACCTTACCATGATATTAATATCCAAAACTAATATATTTTCTAAATTTATATTTTCATCTATTTTTATCCACGTAAAACATAAACGTTCGTATTTGCTTTCACCATTTATATTATTTATATAAATGGTACATTTATCTTCTTCGCAGTTGATAATATATTTTATATATTTTTCTTTCATGTATGTTGATTCTTTTATAATGTGCGTCATTGTATCATAATCCCCTAAATATTTAAAATTTTTTAAATTTTCAAATTCTTGGATATGTATATTTTGATTCATGCACGATTTTATTCTATTAATTGGTCCGACATATATGATGGTATGTGCAATATTTTTATAATTATATATAAACTGATATGCTCTGTTACATTTTACAATATTCCATTTTTTCAATAAATAATTAATATCTTCGCATTTTTTCACATCGTTTATTTGAAAACATAAAATTTTGAAGCTTTGACTGATAATTTTATTGGCATATTCGTTTTGTAATAATATTGTTTTGTACATATTTTGTTGACACAGAGATTTATCATCATTTAAATGTATT